GTTTTATAACCTGCTTGCTTAGGATTTGCTCCACAGCCAAATTCTATATTCATTATTTGTACCTTTCATATAACGGTTTTAAGTGATACCACGGATCACCTTTGGCAATTTCTTCTTCAGTCCACTGACAGTAACCTAGATTAGATAACCACTGTGTTCTATCAAATGTAATTGGGTGTTCTATTGAAGATAAATTTTTATTACTACATTCCCAAGCCATACTACTTGGACATATACTAAAAGTTGGAACTCCTTCACACACACTTTCAGTAAGGGCATTAGAATTAAATCCTACAACTACTTTTGCATCTTTAAAATCTTGGAGTAAGCCTTCGCCTCCCTGACCTCCACCTGCACCGCCGCTGCCCTGCATGTTTGTACTTATTTCAATGTTAGGTAAATTTAACTTATTAATAATTGTTAGTTGTTCAGTTTGTCGAAATGGATGCATCCTAAATCTAATAGTGCGATCTGTATTGGATCGTATTTCATTAACAACCGAAGTTAAAAAGTTTTCATATGTTGTGTACTTTTTTAATAAGTTTTTTAAACTACTATCGCCGGGACGCTGTAGTATTACTAATATATTATCCCCAGATGTTTTCCAATCTTTTATTTCTATACGCTGTTCTTTTTGAATTCGCAGCCATCTATCATTTGGACAATTATCATTATTGTAGTCTCCTTCGTCACGGAAATAACTAAACCAACTCCACCTATGATACGCTTTAGGATTGCCTGGAGCCACCATATTTTTTCTAAAGATAGAAGCCTCAGTACACAAATACGGCTTGCCTGAATCAAGTATATACTTGTAGTACGGGATCATCTTTTTGCGTTTTTGTTCTAATATATTATTCTGAACAAATATGTCGGCTTTGGCTAGTTCTTCTTTGTCAGCAAAAGGAACTAATTTAAAAAATGGCAAATTAGGCAGAGGATGGTTTCTAAATCCTTCTGCAATGCCAATAATTAATGGTTCAAATGTTTTCATTTACAAAGTACATTCCTGTTTTTTGTATGAATCTGTGTTTCTTTTTTGTACCTAGCGTAGTTACATTACGTAGTTCTGCAGTTTTATCTTCGTCTAATTTAAATCCATATGTTTTCATAGTATTAATCCAGTATAACGGATCTTGGCAGTTAACATGATGATGCCCAGTTTGTCCAACCACTGCGTGAGTTATAACAAGGTTTTTACATTGTAACATTGCTTGCACATAGTTAGGTATATATTTTTCTTCCACATGTTCTACAAACTCAACACTCCATCCTATATCGTATAATTCTGTAATAGGTGCTGGTCCGTGTGTAAAATCATGGAGCATAAAATTATTATCGTTGTATCGTTTGAGGGTATAGTCTCCATCAATACCGAAACTATTAAATCCTAACGTTTCAGCAAGTTCCACCATTCCGCCTGGTCCGCAACCTATATCTAAAAATGTCTGATGTCCGAGAGATTTAAACCAGTTTAATGATCCTTCGTCTAAATGTGTGACACTACTATGTCCGCCTAAGTGTTTTTCTAACATTAACTATTCTTTTCCAGGTTATATTGATCAATACACATATCTGATAATGTATTTTTTATATTTAATAAAGTACTTACTTCTGGCACTATACTCGATTCAACATCGCCGTCTCTTCGGCCAACATGCCTTATAGGTATTTTTTGTCCTGAAACTTTTTTCATTTCGTCAACTACTTCGAGTACCGAGTACCCAGTTTTACTACCAATACATTCATAATCTGTATTACTAGGACCTTTTTTAATTGCATTAATAATAGCGTTTGCTAAGTCATTAACATGTATAAAATCTCGTATACATGTGCCATCCCTAGTATTATAATCGTTTCCAAATATTTCTAATTCGTTTAGTTCTCCAGATGCTACTTTTGCTACCATTTTAATTAAAGACATACCATCGCCTAGCTGTTTATGTATTCCGTTTGTTCCGCTAACATTAAAAAATCTAAATATAGTATATCCTGTTGCGTGTTGTTTAATTATATCTTCGGCTGCGACTTTACTTAATGCATACGGACTTGCTAATTCCCAAGACGCTGCTGTGCCTGCAAATATAAAGTGATCTGTTTCTATATTTTTTAAACAATTGGCAGTGCCTTCAATATTAGTATTATAATATTGATAAGGTATTAACATACTTTCAGGTACACTGCTTCTACCTGCTAAATGTACAACTGCATCAAATTTAAATTTATCTGTAAATGTTGTTACATCAGTATCTGAATAGTTGGATGTGTAATTAGATATGTCATTAGTTTCGCCATGAAGCTCTATATCCCAAGCTGTAACATTATATTGGTTCTCTGTTAATAACTTACATAAATGACTACCGATGTATCCAGCAGCTCCTGTAACTAATATATTCATTGTTTACTCCTTGTATTTAATAACAGCATTTGCAAACCTATTTTTCTTGCCGTCAGGCTTATAATTGTCTCTATAATATTTTTTAGCGCCTTTGCCAGTCCATATTTTACTAGTAGTTGCACAATGATAATCTACATATTTCATTGTAAATGTATCTATAAGTTTTTCATCTACTAACTTATCTAAAATTACTTGATCCATAAACCAAGCTAACCCTATTTCTTTTCCTTGCTTAATAATTTCTTCTTTTAATAGATATCTGCCGTTACCGTTAGCAGTAAATCCTACGCAGCCTCCTAGTGCTCCGTATCCCTTTGACCTCATTGCAACCCAATCAGAACTTAAATCGTTAGTAAACTCACTTAATGATACATAATCATTAAAAATACTATCTACGTCTATCGCCATTACATAAGAGTTATCAGTAAAAATTTCAGGTACTCTACAAAACCGAATGTTAACCCAGAATGCTTTTTTAAAGTCATCATCGCCATTAGGAGTAATTTCGGAAGTATAAGAAATGTTATGTAGATTACAGAATTCTTGATCAGACTTGGTCATATCAAAGATGTGAAAATGCACCGAAATTTCCGGTGCATGTTCTTTTGCGCTAACTATGATAGGCTTGCCAAAGTCGTTAAAATATCCAGTGTCACAAGGAATATAAAAATAACTTCCAAACAACTTATCTTTTAAATTTAAAGGAACATATTCTAACATGGTGTAAATCTCTCATATAATATGAAAGTATTTACAAACTTGCATCTTCCATCCCTGCAACTCTGAGTTTAACTACATTAGTAATTTGCCATTGCTTTTGATCGAGTGCTTTGAGTACGCCCAGCCATTTATTTCGCATAAGTGCAAACTCGTTAATGATCTTTTCATAGTCAACAACATCTGCCTCACCGTCTACGTATTTTTCAACGTCACGGCTTGACAGAGCTCGTTGATAGTTTTCGAGATATTTCTTAAAAAACGAACTACGCAACCTACGTAGTTCGATATTTAAGTAGTTTAGTATAGCTTCAATTTCTTGTAACTGATTAAAGCGATGTTCGACTAGCCCAGGCATTTCTGCTGCTGCACGTTCAACATTACCTTTAAGTTTTACCTCAACACGAGCCTCAATTAGTTCGTCTTCAAAAAACTTTACAGCACTAGGTATCTTAGATATGTCTCTCGAAACTTCGCTATACCAACCCATTATTCATCCCAATCTTCTTCGTCATCATCTACATTATCTAATTCTAAGTAGTAGCTAATTGCTGCGTCCATATTAGAATCTGTACCAATAACTTCTTTGAAAGTCTCATCACTAACACCGTAATCTGCTAATAGATCAACAAACTTTTCGGCTACTAGTTCCATTTGCTTTTTGTCTACATACTCTTTAAACATTGTCCAGATGTCACTGATGTGTTCTTCATTCATTTGCGGTTGCTTCCTCAATTTGTTCTGCTGTTGCTTCTTCTAAGTCAACTTCATCGATATTTACCACAGGCTTCATCTTTTCGTTATATTCCAGCATAATTTGATCAAGTTTGCCACCGATCATCCATGCTTTACGATATTCAAGAACTTCTTCGCCTGCTAGATTAATATACTTGAGGCGATTGCCTTGCTTAACTAACAAGTTCTTCTTCTCAAACAATTCAACTAGACCACTATACGGATTCATACCAGTCTCATAAGGAATCTTCACTTGCACACCTTCAAACGGTTTTGCATAACGAGTCTTCATTACTTTACAACCAGCACGTATACCCATAACTTCTGAGATTTTATTACCGTCTTCGTCTTCTTTTAACTTCATCTTTTTCATTGCAACAACAATACTCGATGCATAGATAAAGCCTGAGCCACCACTAATCTTGTCATCTGGATCAAACATATCCTGCGATGCATAAGTGTGGTTAGTACATACTAGCCCTACGTTAAGTGAGCCAATCATGTTAACTGTGTTACGAACAAGCGAAGTCAATGCCTTAGGCTTACGACCCATATCACCTTTCATATCACCTTTGTTAAACTGATCAACGTCAGTAGGTGTTAGCAACATACCCAACGAATCAACTACAAACAATACTTTAGGACGGTCTTCTGCTTCCATCGCTTTGTAGTCTGTAATAAATGTCGAGATAGTTTTTGCTACATCATCAATCATTGACATGTTTAGCTTGAGAAGTTTCTCTGCACTAGTGTCAACTTGTAATGCTTGTAACCAGCTTTCGTCAAGTGCGTTCTCTGAGTCAATTAAGACTACAAATATGCCTTGATCTTGTGCGTGTTTTACAATGTTACCTGAGCAAAAGTAAGACTTACCTGCTCCTGATTCACCTGCAAACACAGTAACCTTACCTAGTGGAACACCTTTGTGAAAGTCTCCTGAGATAAGATAGTTTAGTGCATATGATCCTGTACTGATCCAATCAGTAGGATCGTTAAATCCAGTACTCATGCCTGAGATACTTTTAGTCAAGTCCTTGCGGAACTTACTAACATCGAATGATTTAGCCATTAAATTTTCCTATTAAAGTGGGTAAAAGAACCCCCTAGCATGTATAGTATACATGAAGGGGGCCGTGTTACTATATTACTAGTTACGACTGACGCGCTCGGATCATTGCTAGAATGTCGTTTGCTCCGCCTGCTGGCGCTGCTTCTGCTGCTGGTGCTGTAATAGCTGCTTCTGCTACTTTAACATCTGCCTCAAAAGGTGCATCAACTGCTGCTGGTGCTACTGCCGGTGCTACTGGAGCACTTTGACTAGTTGCAGTTGCTTGTGGGCTTGCCGCTTTTTGCGGATCGCCTGTACGTGCTTGCATACCAGCTGGACGGAAGTAGTTACTCCAACGATCAGGATCGTATGCTTCGCCATCTACACTTGCTTCAAACATTTCCTGCATAATCTTAACCGCAGTTGCGTCTGGCTTCTTAGGAAGGAAGTCTGATAAATCAAACAAGCCGTGTGTGTTAATTCCTTGCATTTCAACGTCACTTAACGGACGCTCTCTACGTGCCCAATTACTTGTGCCGTAATCTGCATAGCCACCTTTAGATGTTTTGTTTAGACGGAAGTCTACACCAGCTGTATAATCAGTTGGTAATTCTTCCATGTCTGGATCAAGCAATGCTGCTTTAATGATTTGGAAAATCTGTGGACCAATAATAAAGCGTCGAATTGGATTCTCTGGTGCTTCATCATCTGTAATAGGATTATCTGTTACAAATCCTTGGAAGATATACGAACGCTTCTTCCAATACTTACGACCCATGTCTTCTAGACTAGAGTCTTTAAACCAACCACGTACTTCTGCTAAGATGCCGCAGTTATCGCCATACATTTCCATACACGGAACTTGTACTTGTACTGGACGTGAATCAGTTTCACCTTTAATACCTGCAAACGGAAGTTTGATCATCAAACGTTCTGCCCAGAAAAAATCTGCATTAGGATTACCGTCAGGTAGGAAACGCATAGTAGCGTTTTCGCCTTCTTTAATATTCCAGAATGGGTAAATCGGATTAGGACCTTGTGGTCCTCGGTTGCCGCCTGCTTTCGCTTCTTGCGCTTTTAGTTTAGCTCGAATTTCTGCTAATGATGCCATAATTATATGCCTCTTTCAGTTGTTATTGCCTAATTGTTGTAGCATTATTGCTACAAGTGCCTTTTAATGTTATAGCACAGTTACTATTATAGCGTCTGTGCTTAACAATGTCAAGTCTTTTTTAAAGAAAAAGAAATAAAACTTATAAGTGGGTTAGCGTAGTCCTGCTAACTCACGAATTCTATCAAAATCGTCGTTTAGTTCGTGTGCTGTGCCTTTGCTCATCTTTACAGGGTGCATTTTGCCTGATCCTTTAGGGTATTCAAACTCTGACTGATGTGCTCTTGATGCCGCTGCCGCTGCCTGTGTAAAGTTTTCGTCTACTTCATCTTCCATTTGCTGTGGTTGATTGCGCATTTGCAGCTCTTCAAACTTTGCACCAACTTGCTCAATAAATTTCTTTGCAGGATTAATGTACTGTTCGCCGTAGTCTTTTTCAACCATAGTAAGTATTGCTGTTTCGCCTTTGGGGAACTGTCCTGTTTCTTTATCAAAGTAACTAAGGATAAACTCGCCTAATGGTGTCTTTTGTTCATCTTCTTCCATAGACTCATCATCTTCGCTTTTACTTAATGCATCACCCATCTTAATAGAGTCAATACTTTGCATTACTGGATATAGCACAGTTACAACTTGATTACCAAACGCACCATCCTTCATACCACTATCATCATTGCCAGCAAGTTCTTTCTTCTTAGCAATGCCGCGTAATTTCATCATATCGTCAATAGCTGATTTGAAGTTTTTATCAATACCTTGGAAGCCTTTTGTTTTTGTTTCAATCCATGTATATACGTCCCATACATCACTAACGTATCTATTTGCAAAGCCACGTGGCATTTCTGCTTGACCTCGTTCAAAAGACTTACCAATGCCACGCAATTCGCCTAATAGGTCAGTAGCATCCTTTGCATTATTAATGTATGCTTCATCGACATCATCTTCGTCCATGTCGCCAATTCCATTATTGTTTGCATCTAC